GCCTTCTACGCTGCTGCCTGATGCGTCCACATTGACAACCACGTTGGTGGTGCCGCCGCCGCCGCTGCTCATCACGCCTAGGTTCCCGTCGCGGCCACGGCGCAGGGGCATGATGGCCTCAGGGCCGGCTTCACCCATAAGGCCGATGCCATTGGCGAAGGGAAATACGGTGGCTTTGTTGACGATGCCGCCACGAGCGAAGGCTTGGATGCCGTTTTGGGCAAAAACACCGCCTTTGGCTAGCGGGGCGTACTTGGCCACGTTGTCAGCAGAGCTGCCTAGGTTGCCTCGGTTGAAGAAACCACCAATAGAACTAAAAATGCCCTGCATTGCTTGGAACAGTGCATATCTAATTATCATTCTAGATATATCTTTTAGCACAGACGCAGCAAAGTCTCTGAAGTTAGCCTTGCCTGTCGTAACAAACTCAGTTAGCTGATCGGCCATTCCTTGGAATGCTGATGAGAAGGAGGAGCCTAGGTTGCCAGCTAGGTCGCCCATTGATTTGATGCCATCTTGAAATGACTTGGCAAATTGCTTGCCGAAGTCTTTGGCGTCAATAGCTGCTTGCTCTAAAGCCTTGCGCAATTGCTCGCTTAAGGCGTCTACGTCTACTAAGGACTTGAATTGCTCCTTAAAATTAGCAACAGTGCGGTCAAGCTGTATCTTGGCGGCTTCTTCTTTGGAAATTGCGCCAGAAGCTATAAGTACGTCTTGAATTTGCTGAGCAGCCTGAAGCGCAAGCTGTTTGCGTTCCTCTTCTTGCTTTTTGCGTTCCTTTTCTTTATCTATATTAGCTTGGGTTAGTTTTTGTTCTTCTTCTAGCCGCTGATTGCGAAGTGATGCCTCTTGTGCCAAAATGCCGGCAAGCTTGGCTTTAATTTGACCGGATTTTACTCCCTCTTTCTCCCATTTGCTTTGATTTTGCAAGATCTTGAGCCTGTCCTCCTCTAGTGCTTTTAATTTAATGTCTATAACTTGAAAACCGCTTGCGCTATTTAGAATGTCAACCATATAATCACGGCCTTCTTTCTTTGCCGCAGTAATGTCAATTTGCAATTGCGCTGCTTGCGCAGAAAGGTCTACTTCTAATTTCCTGCTTGCAAGGTCGGTCATCGCGTCAGCCATGGAGCGGCTAGGGGCCTTCGGGGCTTTCGGTTTTGGGCCTGCGCCACGGTCAATGCCAGGCAGGCCTTTGCCGTCTGCGCTTGGCTGAACAAGGAGATTTCGCTGAGAATCATTTATTTGCGCTCGCAGCTTATCAATTTGTTTCTCTGCATTGTCTATGTTGGTTTGAAGCGTTCTTATGCGAATCGAATCGAGGCCTGCCGCAATGTCCGTACTCCCTCTACTTTCCCTTTGTACTGTAATTGGCCCTTGGCGCTCTCGTATTCTTGCAAGCTCGGCTCTGTTTAGTTGTATGACCTTGGTTTGCGCTTGTATTAGTAGTGTGTTTTTCTCTAATAATGCCTCGCCGCTAATACCAAAAAATTTGTTCAAAGCGTTAGTAGCGCGGGTAATATTTTCTGCAATAGACGTAAATGTATCCTGAAAAGCTGCCCCAATTGGCTGCAACAATACGCCTATGCTTTTGCTTAAGTTGCTCAGCGCAATCTGTAAGCGGTCCCCAGCAGCAGCTGGGCTATCAGCGATAGTCTTTGCGTTTTCTCCATACCTATCAAACAAATCTTTTGCAAACACCATAAAGTCTTGCAAGCTAACCTTGCCGTCCTCAAGTGCCTTATCAAGTTCTTGCGGCGTCATATCCATTGACTTCGCAAACAAAGTGAACGCGCCGGGCAGTCGCTCGCCAATCTGCTGCCTTAGCTCTTCAGCCGAAACCTTACCTTTACTAAAAACCTGTGCTGTTGCCGTAAGTGCAGAATCAACATCCTGCAACGAGCCGCCAGTGGCGCGAACAGCAGAAACAATGCCATCAAAGACAACCTTTGCGTCTTGCAGGCTTCCACCTGACCCTTGCACTGAGGCTTGGAGCTTCGTAAATTGCCTTGTAAGGATGTCTTGCGTAACCGCATAGTTATCGGTAGACGTTTTAATAAATTTCAGCGCATCATTATATTCAGTTTGATTTGCTGTAACGCCTTTCAAGGCGATTTCAAGCTTTTTGATTTCCGCTTCATACGCAGCGGTTGCCGCTAGAGCTTGACGTAATTGCGATACGGTCGCGCCAGCGGCTGCGCCAACCTGCGCCCCTGGTAAGCCTCCTGCAATGCCTCCAGCGACAGCTCCAATAGCAGCCTCAGGGCCGCCAAAGATGCCAGCCGCTACAGCAGTGCCAGCCACTTGAGCGCCAGTCTTAAGGCGGCTTCCTTGCTTGCCTTGCCTGCCTTCAGCCTTGGCAATTTGCGCATCAAGTCGAGCCGCCTCAGCGGTAGCCTCTTTGAACTCCTTGCTTGCAATATCAACAGCTCCCGCAAGCTCTCGCCAAGAAGCGGAGTATTGCTTCAGCAACGTTGTGCTGCGGCCAGTTGTTGCCTCTACTTTTCTTAACTCACCAGCTAAGACACTAAATTTCTGTGAGCTAGCGGTTGCGTTTGCAGCAATCTTGTTCAGCTCGTCGCCAAGACCTTTCAATACAGCTTCACCCTCGGCCTTGATGCGGAGCCGGATCTCGGTGGCGATGCTCATTTGCTTTTCCGGTTCATTTCTGCTAGTGCTGCTAGCTCCATGACCTGTACGCCTTCAAACATGGCGACAGGATCTGCTACTGCATACAGCTTACACAACCATTCCAAGCTTGGGTAGTGGAGGCCAGTAGCCCCGTTCATGCCAACGTTCCATTGGGTGCAAAGCCGTAGGAACATCATCACGATGTCCCAGTTCTCTTCCCACACCTCACAAGTCTCAGATTCTTTTTTTGACTGCAACGCATCAATAGCGTCAGGCATCAAGCCCAGCGCCTTCAGATCATCGTCTGTTTCATCCTCCCCAGCCTGTTTGACGCCGCACCAAAAGAGTGCGGCGTCTTTTAGTTTTTTGCTGGTGCTCCAACAATGCTTTCAGCGTATGCCGAAACCAAAGCCTTAACAACAGCATGATCGTCGCAGATTTCTTTTTTAGCTTTCTCCGTAAAAGGAATGTCCTTGCCGTCCTCATCCTTAATGCCATCCCAACCTTGCAGAATGGCATCAATTAGGGCATCGTCGCCTTCATCAATTGTTTTGTTAAAGGCGCTGCGGCTCATCTTTTTGAATACCGCGTCAAACGTTTGAGTTTCAAACTTGCCGCCGTCAACAGGTATCTCTACCTTGATCGGCCACTTGTAAGTCGCGGTTTTCTTTAGGACAAAGGCCATATGGTCTAGGTGTAAACGAGTGTAAATTCGTCGTTACCCGCAGTGCTAGGCACTAAGGTGTACGGCAAGTTAAGCATAACCACACCATCAGATTCTGAGTAGGTGGGGTTGCCTAAGCTTACAGCGTTTGCAGCAGAAGCAAACGTGATGATGTTGCCAGCGTCAAGGCCATGAACAAATTCTAAGTTGCCAGCGGTAGCAGCCACCGCATCAGCAAAGAAGTCATGGCTGGCAAGCGTTGGCATTTCAATCACCAAGCTGCCTGAGCCGCTACGGTCAACAAGTGTCACTTCCTTGCTGCTATTTACCAATTCCCGATATACAATCTCATTCCCAACGTCAAGAGTCATCGTCTGCAACGCTAAGTTTGTTTCGCTAAAAAGTTCAAACGTGGGGGTGTTTGTGTCGTTAAAGATTTTTGGCGTTGCTTGGTTCGTGAATACAGGGGTGGGGTCTGCTGTGTCTGTTGGAGCAACATATTGGCCGGTCATCGTAAAGTTGATGACAGGAATTTGATTTGCCTCAAGGTTCAAGCTATAAGTCCCCCGACAGCCTGTAATCTTATGCCGGATGCCATCGGTTGAGTAGTAAATAGTGGCAGAGCTGAACGATTGTGAGACCGGGGCATAAGTAACGCTTACGCCAGCGGAAACCGTTTCGCTGAAGCCGCAAGCCATCAGCAACGAACGATACCGAGGCGCCGTACCCGCAGTGCCTGACCCAGCAAATTCAACCTCAAACGTAACCTGCACCCTGGTGTTAGCAATAAGCTGCGGAGACGCCCCCAGATAGGGGCGAACCAGTTCGCGACTAAGGACCTCAGATTCAACAGGGCTAATTTCAAGATTTCTTACCTGACAAGCATCGCTGCCGACAGGGCTTGCGTCTGTGCCGTAGCTAGCCTCAATCTTGACCAGAAGTGTCCTCTTGCGGTAAGTCTTTGCCATGGTCAGGTGTCTTCAGTGAAGGGTCGGATTCTTCTACCAGTGTAAGGGTTCCGGCCAGTGGATCATACAGGTATGACCCGCCAACGCCAGGGTTTGGTATCTGCTGTGATTTTCGCTTAGGCATGGCTTAGCTGGCAGCTGTTAGGTCGGTACGACCAGAGCGGTAGCTTATCAAGAAGTCCATGCTGATAATGCCAAGGGGAACGTCAGCCTCAAACAAAGCAAAGTCTACGCGGTCAGGATCGATGTCAATTGCATAGCCGTTGACCGTTGGGTCGAGCATGATCAAGTTATGAACTTGCTGGGAGTAGGTGTCAGACACATCATCAGGCAGGCCTGCGCGAACAATGACTGAGACTCTTACTCGTAAGCTCCATTGCAAAACCGTGAAAAATTGCTCTAAAGGCTGATCGGAGACTGGCTCAATGATTACAGCAGGCGCTTCACCACGGGACAGAGGCTCTACGCGGCTTCTGTAAACCGTTGCCCCAGTAATCGCATCTAGGTTGGTCTTAAGCCTTGCGAGGATCAGTTCGCGGCGCGTGTCAGCCATGGCTACACCTTGCTCAACAACAGCTCGCTAAACAATCCGTCGTCTATTGGCAGGTTTTGCCTGACCGTGTAAGAAGCGCCGTCAACCGTAATTGCGGTGCCACGGACGGTGGCGCTGACATCAGAGGTCTTTGCATAAAGCAAATACTCCCGCGTCAGCGCCATGCCGCCTGCTAGCTGCTCCATTGGCGAATCCAGAATCCCAACAAAACTTGCGCCAGCACCAATTTGGCAAGTAACGCCAAATTCGTCAGTGTTAAGAAATGCAAGAGTATCTGAAATCGCCATCAGAATCAGACGCCGTACTTCTTGCTGAACAGCAGGGTCACGGAAGCAGTGAACGCAGGCGAGCTGGTGCCACCGATGGTTGCTACAGCCCGAACGTAACGGCGAACGTCGTTCGTGTTAAAGCTAAGCTTTTGCTGCGATGCAGTGCTTGTGACTTCCGTGAAGGTCGCGCCAGTAATGTCGGTAAACGCCGAGTTGTCAGCCGAGTCTTGCAGCTTGACGTTGTAGGTAGGGTTTGTACCGGCAGTTGCCGCGCCGCAATCGAGGATTACGACAGCATCGCCCTCGGCATCGTTGCTGCCTTGCAAGTCAAAGCCAGTGCCATTGGCATTGGCCGTGCGTGACAGGGTTGGGAGCAAGCTGCCCAGGGTCGTTTTAGTCCCGAGGTTGTGGATCATTGGAGTTTCTCCGTTTAGAGGTGAGTTTAGCGGGTTCAGGCTTTTGGTCCGTAATCACAACTTGATGAATTACAGGAGCTGCCATTGCTTTTCCAATACCAATTAACAAACGAGAGGCTTGCTCACTGGTTTCTACGATGTCGCCAACGCTGACCTGCTTGAGGTCAACAATGGTGCTTCGCAGCATTTGGATGCGCATTGGCTGCTCCTTAATTATCAGGACATCTTGCAGATCGACTCAGGATGACGAATGGCTACGTCATAGTCCTGCATGGCAATCACACGCACAGTTCCAGCAGCAGAGCCGGTATACGGGTCAACCATAATGTCAAGGCCGCTGTAGAAGCCAATCAGAATGTCGCTGAAGTTGGCAAACACAGCAGTGTTGCTTGGCATTGAGTTTGAGACATAGGCTGGGTAGCCATTGATAGTGTTGTCTGCCTCGTAGATGAAGTTGGCGTTGGTGCCAGAAACAGACTTCTCAGTCGTCTTCAGGGTGCCACGCAGAGCTGAGTTCATCAGATAACCCAAGCTGCCAAGCAGCGCGTTATCAGTGCTCAAAGAGGCTTCCGCGTTCACATAATCAAGGAACGTTGTGACGCCAGATTCGGTGTTGATGCCGGTGGTGTTCAGGAAGCCCAGGGGCAGCGAGCCAGTGCCAGTGCCGTTAATGGCTTGGTTCTCAACCTCAATCGCAATTGAAGTGGCGAGGTCACGGCGGACCAGGCTTTCAATGTCGATGGTGGACTGAAGCAGCAGGCGCCTCGAATAGTCAGTCAATGCACCGATGGTGCGCGGTTGCATCGTCACCTGATCCACAGACAAAGCTGATTCGGTGATTGCAGCAGACTCAGCAACGTGGAACACAGTTGCGCCGCCGCTTTGCCGAGGCAGAGCGATCATGCCTTGAAGACCAGTCAGCACGGTTGCGCCAGCGGTCTGCAAAACAAGTGCCTTGCGGAGCAAGTCAATAAAGCTTTCGCTAAGCAGCTCCGTGGCAACCAAATCGCCACCAGCAGAAGCAGAGCCAACCGTCAGATCGCGGCGGCCATAGCCGAGCACATCAGCAGGCACAAGGAAACCACGAGCTTCCTTGCCAGACTTTTGCTGTGCAGCACGGCTAACTTCCATTTCAAAGGCAGCCGCCCGTTGTGCCTCGACACTGTTCGGGTGAGCTAATGCATTAATGGCACGCAGGAAGGAGAACTGCTTGCGCTCAGCGGTAGTAAGACCGATCTCAGCGTCCTTCGGATTGACAGGCTTTTCTTTGACGCCCATCTTCTCAAGCAGAGCTGAGCGCAGTTCGTCAAGGCCGCGAGAGTTGGAAATGAACTCCTGAGCAAGCTCAGAGTGTCCGGTGCGTTGCCCAAGGGCAATCATTTCAGCAAATTCCTTCGCCTTGGCTTGACCAGCTTCAGCGCGGATAACATCAAGGTTGACAGGTTGATCCACGGTTGGGACTCCGTTGTTGGGTGGTGATTGGACGGCTGAAGCCGCGTGTGTGTCTTCATTATGATAGAAGGCACGGCCTATGCCGACTGAGCTGTCTGCGGGCGTAGTTACAAGCGACAGTTCGAAGGGTTGATAACTGGTAGCACGATAGGTCACTGGGGTGGTGGTCCTATCCTCTTCCATCTCATTGATCTTGTAGCCAAAGCTGACGTTGCGGATAATCCCGTCTTTAATCAGCTCTTGCATTTCACGGCCTAGCTCGTTGTTGGCCAGTTTGACCTCGGCATAGGCACGCTTCTTTTTGATGTAAGCCCTTTCAACAACGCCGATAATACGGTCTGCGTCATGGTTGTAGAGCAGAGGAGCGCCATTGTTGAGGCGTGACATATCCATGCACCCCTCGTCCATGCTCAGCACCTCCATCCCGTAATAACGCTCTACGGGTGTTTCACTTGCAAAAGAGAACGTGATGCGGCGATCATCTGCCTCAGCAAACTCCGTAGAGATCGCCCTGCTCAGTAGCTTGCCTTCATGGAAACGCAGTGCTGGGATCTTGGTGAGCGTTGAAAACCTGTGCCCGACGATTCGGTCAGTCTCCTTGTAGCTGCCATTCTCCTCGCGGTACACCCGAATCAAGGCAGCAGGGTTGTCCTCTGTTGCGTTGATGGTGAATGAGGAGTCAGGTACATCAAGCGATCCCTCGCGGATGATGCGAGTGATCTTCCCGCGAGCCATACCGCCGCTGCTGTCCCATTCCACAAAATCACCGACGCTCAAGCTGCCGGGTTCAGCGCGATAGGACTCCTCCACCGCATTGCCCTCCTCAAGCCCCTCAATGGCGCGGTCTTCTGCGTTTTTAATGGCAGTTGATTTCATAGCACTCCATGTTTGTCCGGGGTCGCCCCCCCATGCCGCCCATGCTACCCGACCAGGAGAGGGGTAATCGTCACCGGGGCTAAAGCCTTTGCCTTTTTTGTCTACTTCATGGCGAGCGAACCATGCGTTCATCTGGATTACAACGTCAGGCGACAACTCACCGCCAGACAAGATTTGGTTTGCACGGTTGGCCGCAACGTTGGTGCCGCCGGGTTTGCCGTCTGCTTTCCACGCTTTGTAGCGCCTCGCCTCAGCTCTCATGCCCTCAGTCGGCGTGAGATTAATCTTGGTGCCGCCTACCTTTGCCATTAGTCCTCATCCTCCTCGTGATCTGCGGGATGCTCGGTCGGGGGTACTGGCACCGATTGGGACACCCCATTGCTTGATACCTGTGATGGGTCGGTGTCAAGCACAATGCCCAACTCGTCGGCAGTCGCCAGCTCATGCTGTCGTTGACGCATCTGATCCTCAAAATCACCGCCGTGCAAAGCGATTACTTGCGAAAGGGTCATGATCCCGCTGCGGACCAAATCCTTGTATGCGGATGCTTCTTTTTGCGGGTCAACAAACTGAGAGGCCGGGGCCATCCAGTTGCTGTCCGTGTATCTAGCGGGGTTGGTGTCGTAGCCAGGCAAGTCCAATACGCCTGCCATCACGGCCATCTCAAGCCATTTTTCGTACACCTCACGGCACAAGGCAGTAATCATGTACTGCTGCAAAGTCTTGTAATGCGCCCGCGTCTCAAGCAACTCAAGACGTGAGGAACTGTAATTGCTCTGAGAGAAGTCGCTTGATACCTGCGTATAGGAGCAACCAACACCAGACGCCACAGCCCGCAACATTTGCTGAACGAATGGCGTAAAAGCATCGTCGGGACGGCTTGGTGTAAAGAATTGCATCTCCTCGCCTGGCGCCAGCCTCCTGATGCTTCCTGGCGAGAAGTCCAAGACCGAATCTTCTTGAAAAGTGCCGTCCTCAAACAGCTCTTGATCTGGTGTCTTGACAAATGCCATCATTGCGCTGCTGGCACGAGCAGCCACAATCTCAGCCTCCTCATATCCGCTGAGGTTGCGCAGTCGCATAATTGCTGACGCAAAGGCAGTCACCCCCCTCGTCTGGCCCGGACGCTCAATTGAATACAGGTGCAACACGTCTTCTGCCGGGATTCGCACCCGACGTTTTGCCGCTACCTGCGCATAGCTGAATTGGTAGTCGCCAGGGTGGTAATCCCAGAAGTGATAAGCGACAGGGCGGCCCCACTCATTGACCTCAACACCCATACGAATCTGGTTCCCATTCTCAGCAATCCCGCTGTAGTCGTCATCAAGCAGGTCTGACTCGATGACCTCCAACGCCAAGGGCACCTTGCTGTTACCAAACGGCTGCTTGACAAAACGAATAAACACCTCGCCCGACTCCAGCATTGATGTGATCGACAACCGCTGAATGTCTTGCCACGTCAACCTGCCAGCAGTGTTGCAGCTTTTGGCAGCAGACCATGCCTTGAACTCCTCCTCAATCCTTTTATTGATCTCTTCTGACAGCCGACCGCCACGCTGCATCCGCACCTGTGCTTGCAGTTTGATGCCAGTACCGACAACGTTGTTCCTGACTGCACGAAGCGCTGCTTTCGCAAAATCAGAGTCGCGCACCAGTTGCCGCGCTCTGTTGCGCAACGTCCTGAGGCTGCCCCTAATCTCGCTATCTGCTGAGGTGGCTTGACTGATCCAGTCAGAAGTGAGGCGATTGTTTTGCGCAGCCGCATACGCCCGCTTCAGGTACGCATTTTTCTGCCTGGCATCCTCAAGTTCACGCTCCAGCCTGCGTTTGCGGCCAATGCCAAAAATAGCCATTAGGTAAACCTCACTTTTGCTAGGCCGGGGTTGCCAAGGCCTTGGCGTATTTTCTCTCGCTTGCGTTCCATGGCAATCTCATTCTTAAGCTCATCCCTAAGCTGCAACAGCTCTGCCATCCTGAACCGCTTCAAGTTGCGGCTGCCAATGCTGTATTCCTGCACCATCCCGCCCTCCGCCAACGTGCGGATAGCGGCTTCCACATGCGAAAGGTCGATCTCGGCACGAGATCTGTCGTCATAGGCAGCAGGCTGCCCCGTATATGCCGCTGTTGACTTGACCGTGTATTGACCTCGCCCAGCCGTATGGGTCAACGCGCCACTGGTGGCGATTGCCTGCCAAGTCCATAGCCCTGCATCGAAATTGGCAGTAGTTGCAGCAGCAACAGTGACTCGCCACCCGCCGCTTTGGGCTGTCCCGACAACAGTCGCGCCTTCGTGCGTGTGGTTAAACCTCGCGTACCACGTCAGGGTGTAGGTGCCGCTGGAGATGCTGTTGCCAATCGCATCCTTGAAATCAGGCACGTCGAACACAAGAGTGTCGCCTGCGTAAATTAAGTCTGGGACGAGGATGCTCACCAGCTTGTCACAAAGGATTGAGCCTGCCTTTGCAGTCTACGCTGCGGAGGCCGATAGCCTGATTGTACTGGCTTCTCAACCGGGTTTTGCTTTGCGCTTTGCCGCGTTTTTTCAAACTGCTCAAAAATAGTGTTGCGGTTGAACCGCATGTATAAAAAGTGCAGGGCTGCATAGCTGTAGCAAAATACGTCCAGCGCTTCGTTTCGATCACCTGCTTTCTTTTTCCACTCCCGCACCGCAAAGCCCTTCACATACCGCACCACCTGCCGCTCAGCCGTCAACTGCCTGAAATACTCCTGGCCAGCTTCCGCGTAAAAGTGGATGAAGCCTGCCCCTGGCTCGTTGTGCTTCAACCGTCCAAACAGCGTTGACTTGATCGTGTCGGTGCCTACAGGGAACACCTCCGCTGAATTTTTGAGAACTTGGCCCTTGTAGTTAATATCAACCTTAGAAGGCTTTCCAATCGGCGGCTTGTTCCTGATTGATGACCCCTTCAACGCAAACACAGCTTTCCCTCTACGGCTCCTCGCATACGCATACACCTCACTTGTGAAGTGCCCGCCGGAGTCCACCCCTATCGCTGACACCTTTACCCGACCGCCATTCGCGTGTGGGTAGTCCCTAAGCACGAGGTCGTCTACTTGTTCCCACAACTTCTGACCGGCTGGATCGCCATAAATCTCGGTGTGACCCACCAGCCAGCACTCCTCCCCCGTCCCCCATGCGTACAGACCTACAGCCACCCGGTTGTCCTGCACGTCTACCCCAGCCGTGAGGATGCTCGCACCATCTGGTACTTCCCCAGCGGTATAGAACTCCGCACGCTCAGCCAAGCTCTCCGCCCCAAGCTTTGCTCCAATCTCCTCCTCCCAAGTCTCGCCCAGCACCGTATTCACCCAAGTCTTCAGCAGAGGCGCATCGTTCTTCGCACGTAAAAACTCAGTCACAATCTGCTCCCAGCTCTTCCAACCCACAGGTGAATACAGCGACGACAGGTGGAAACCAATTGTTCGGTGGTCTTGACTCACCGCCTGCGCTCGCCACTCACCCTTGCGCAGCATCTCGCTTTTGAAGTGCTCTGGGATATGCGCTCCACACTCCTCGCACACATAAGCGGCAGTGCGCGGATCGCCCTCACGCCACTGCAAATTCTTCCACTGCAACCACTGCATATGCCCGCAATGCGGACACGGCACAAAATATCGCCGTTGATCCGACGCTTCATACTCCGTCTCGATCCGGCTCATGTCCTTGATCGTTGGCGTCGAAGTCAAAATGATCTTTCGCCTTGAAAACGTTGACGCCCTCCGCTCAGCCAACGCGCACGGATCTCCCTCACCATCAACATCACTCGGAAACGCATCCACCTCATCCAGCAGCACCCACCGACAAGGTGCAGACCGTAGGCCAGTTGCAGAATTGGCACCCGTCAACAGCAGGATTCCGCCTGGGTAGGACTTGCTAAACATCGTGTTATCCCCGTCCCTGCTCCTTGGTGGTGCCACCAGCCCAGCCAAGGCAGGCGTTTCATAAATCAATGAATCCAGCCGCTGCTTGCTTAGGCGCTTTGCCATCTCAATCGTCGGCTGCACAAATAATGCTGGCCCTGGTGCATGAGCAATCATGTACCCCACAATGTTGTTGATCGCCTCGGTCTTGCCAAGCTGCGCACCCGCCATGAACACCACCCGCTGCACAGGTGAGTTGGCAGACATCGCATCCATAATCTCCTTCAGATACGGTGTCCGGTCGGTGCGCCATGGCCCCGGCTCCGCACTCGCCTTATTGCTCAGCATCCTGTAAGCGTCAGACCATTCGCTCACCGTCAAGTCAGGGTCAGGCTTCAACCCCTCTACAAACGCCTTACGGTAAATCGCGGCACCATCACGCATCTGTCAAAGTCTCCAGCGCACGGCGGATCTCCTTCGTTAACAGTTGGTGGATAGCGACTGGATCGGTCTCAGCAGCCAATTGATTGCTAACCCGGTCAGGAATATTACCCAAAGCATCCCGTACAGCACGAGCAGCACTGAAAGCCTCAAGCTCAACACGAGCAGCCTCAACCAGTTGCTCCTCCTTGGTCTCAAGATCCAAGCGGGCCAGCTCAGACCTGAAATGCTCTGACTTGGCCCTGCTCTCATTGAAGTTTGGGATCTCAAGGTCTTTTGTCTTCTTCCTGGTAGGGCTCTCCTCCTTCAGCCGCTGGTTAAAGCCGCTGTCATAGCACTTCTGCGCAAGCTCAAGGTCCCAAAGCAACACCCCCTTGCGCTTGGTCCATGCTCCGTCAAAGCGACCTTCAGCTTTGAGCTGGAACACTCTCGGCTGCGAAACGCCTAGCTGCTCAGCCACTTTTGCGGTGGTTACGGCTTCCTTAGCAGTTGTTAGGGACACCTAAGGGCAGATAGGGGCGATTAGTGGCAAAGCATAGATCCCTGGCGTACAATGCCGCATTTTTGACTTAGCTCGGTCTCACAGTGCGAATATAGTTGACAGACTAAGACTCGTGCAAGTCTGGCGCTAGCGGAGAGCCGGGGTTCGAAATTACC